TCAGGGGCGGTCACGCTCGGGGGCCGGGTGTAACGTCGCACTTGATTTGAGACAGTTTCTCACTTGATTTGAGACACATTCGTCGCGCCATGATGCGACGCGGCGAGGTGGGTTAGATCGACACGCCGGTGCTCCAGCCGGTGGACTTGTAGACCGACAGGACGGACTCGTCCGCGACGTAGGCGAGCCAGCCGACCTGGGGGACGTAGTAGTCCCACGCGCCGGCTACCCGCGCGGCGACCTGGTTGGTCTTGCCGGCCCATGCGCCGCTGGCGCCGGAGGGGATGATGTACCGGTCGCCGTCGGCCGGGCTGGAAGGCGGCGTGGTGACGGTGCGGCTTGCGACCGCCAGGCAGACGATGGCGCCCAGGCGCTTGAGGTTGGCGTCCATGTCGGCTTTCCAGCCGCTTTCGCCCAGGTTCCATCCGTACTTGAGCCCGAAATTCGGATCCGTCGATGCAGGCATCAGACACCTCCATAGTAGTTGCCCCAGTGCATGCCCCAGCCGGCGCGATCGACCGCGATGTCGTGTCGATACAGGCTCACGAACGTCCCGGCTCCGTCCGTCCGGCTGGCCTCGATCTCGAAGCGCACCCGGCTGTCGTAGTCGGCGCCGTCCGCTGCCGCATCCGCCAGCGTCCACGTCTGCGAGGTGCCGGTCAGGCCGCTCGCGGTGCGGCGCAGCGTCGTCTGGCTGGCGCCGCTGTAGATGCGGATGGTCACGGTCGCGCCGGCTTCGGGCGACACGTCGCCGTCGGTGAACCGCGGCGCCTGCTCGGCCGTCTGGTTCACGCGGTTGCGGCGCGCCCAGGTCACTGCGATGTCGCCTGCGACGGCGGCCGGGTAGTACGACCCGTTGAGCTTGACCTGCCCCGGCGGGTAAGGCCGGATGAACCGCCGCGCGATGGCGCGCGTGACCGTCGAGGCCGAGGAGACGGCCAGCTCGCCGCGGCCCGTGCGCGGCAGCAGGCGCAACTGCGCCGTCTCGCCGTAGACGTACTCCGGCTGCACGTAATGGGCGCGCAGGATCCACAGCCTCGCGCCCGCCGAGTGCGATGCCGGCACGGTGTCCAGCGCGCCGCGGGCGAGCGTGAGCTGTGAGGCGCCGACATCGACCGCCGTGACGACCATGAGCTCGTCGTCGACCAGCGCGAGATCGCCCGCCGCGGCCGCGGCCAGATCGAGCGCGCCGGCGGCCAGGGTGACCACGCTCGGCCCGGCCTCCATCGGCACTGCGGCCGCAAGCAGTCCGGTGGGCGACCACGCGCCGCGACCGCGATCGATCCAGCTTCCGGTGGCGGCGTCATAGGCCACGCAGCGGTAGTCGATCGCGTCCGTCGACGGCCGTGCACCCAGGGCGGCCACCAGCCCGTCATCCGGCGAGATGTCGGCGAGGATCGAGGGAATCTCGCCGACGACCTCCTGGACGATGAGCCAGTAGGGCGTCTCGATGGCGGCCTGGGCCGGGCACGGCGCCGGTGCGCTGATCGGGTCGGACCATCCGGTCGCCGGCGCGGCGGCATAGGCGGCCGTCGGCAGCCCGAAGACGTCCTGGACGGCCTCGATGCGCACACGCCCGTCGCCGTGGTCGCCGTAGCCGATGCGCGCCACGCGCAGGACCATCTCGACGATGCCGTAAGCCGGCCACGAGAAGCGGAAGGCGTCACCCGGCAGCAGCGATGCGGCGCTGCGGTCGGCCGTGAGGCTGACCCGCGCAAGGCCACTGCCGAGCTGACGCAGATCCCGCTGTGCCACGCGGGCGGCGAGCGCGGCCTTCGAGATGCCAGGGTAGGCCACCGATTGCGACACCACACCGCCCTGCGCGGCGATCAGGGCGATGTCCTGCACCGTGATCTGGCGGTCGCTGTCAGCGGCGCCGTCGCGGTAGGTCAGCACCACCTCGTTGATCAGTTCGCCGAGCGCCGGGCGGCTGAACTCCTCCACCGCGATGACCCGGCTGCGATCCAGCAGCGGCAGGTTGGCGGGCACGTAGTCGTCGCGGACCAGTTTCAGCGTGAAGCGTCCGGTGCGCGGGTGCACGTACAGCGCGGCGTCGATGTGGCGCAGGACGGCGGCGATGAACTCCTGGATCGACGTGTCGCGGTCCCACAGCAACGACAGGCCGAAGCCCTCGGTGTAGAGCGTGTCGGCCGCAGCCGTGAAACTCGCGTCGTCGATGTCCGCCGCCGGCCAGCCGAGGCCCCATGTCGCGTCGGTCAGGCACTCGCGGACGATGTGCGCCGGGTTGGCATCGCCCGAGATTTCCGCCTTCGCCGCGTACCAGGCGGACGGGATGCGACGGACGCGGAAGCGCCAGGGCTTCACGTACGGATTCATGGCGGCGAGCCGGCCCCGCCACAGCGCCGTCGTCACGCCGCGAAACGCCGGCGTGGAAGCCCCGAACTTGCCCTGCAGATAGGCATCGGGGGCCTGTGCCGGGCCTCCGAACGCCACGGTGAGCGTGCCGTCCGGCCCGCCCTCGCGCTCCTCGCCGCCGAACAGGTCCGGCCTCGAGATGCCGATCGTGCCGTTGGCCGTGAGGTTACCGGTCCACGCGCTCTTGTCGCCGACGATCACCTCGGTCAGCGCATCGACGCGGTGCGCCAGCGCCATGTGCAGGCTGGCGCCGTACCAGTAGCCGATCGTGACCTTCTTGCCCATGTCAGCGCTTGCCCTCGGCGATGTCCGCGACCGCGATGGCCATGGCGTCGCCGGTGGCGCGCAGCCAGTCGGTCGGGATACCGCGTTCGATCAGATCGCGCCATCCGTACTCGCGGCCCTGCAGCCAGCGCCGCACGCCACGCATGCAGTAGCCGGCCGCCCGCACGTGCTCGACCCTGGCGAGCGCCGTCATTTCTTTCCGCCCTTGCGCTGGATCGGCTCGACGGTCACGTCGCCGTACCAGACGACGTTCGGCTGCGACACAACGCGCGTGCCGAACACGACCGGGATCGGCGCATCGGCCGACGCGATCGGAATCCCGCGATCGCCGAGCTGTCCGGGCTGTGCCTCAGGCACCCGCGGGCGCGGCGCGAGCGCATAGCCCGCGACCAGCGCGACGATCCAGACGACGAGATAGCCCCACATGGCCTGCTCCTACGCGATCGCATCCCCGCTGAACGGGTTTTTCTGGGGGATCCACGGCCAGCCGCCGAAGTTGGCGGCATTGCCAAACCGGTTGTGACAGACGTTCAAGGTGCGGTCACAGCCCGCGTAAAGCTCGACCGACATCCCGGCGACGAGCCCGGCCGCGGGATACTGCAGCGTCAGAGACGTGCCGGCGTGCGCCACGATCAGGCGGCGGATCGATCCGGACACCAGCATGCCGGCCGTGTAGTAGCCGTCCGGCTGCGAGCCCGCGGCGTTTACGGTCACGATGGACCCGGACACGCCGGCGACCGTGCCGGAAGCGCGGAATGACGACGCCGAGGCGCCGCAGCCCGCGGAGTACAGCGGATGCCGGCACAGCAGGCCGTATCGAGCACGCAGCCCGGGCCGTTTCAGCGCCGCCGTCAGGGGCTGGCAGCGCAGCTCGAGCCGTGCGCCGACGCGACGCGCGCCGGCCACGCGGCCCTTCCACCAGGTGACGAACTCGCCGGCGGTATCCGTCAGGTGCCGGCGATAGATGGTGACGGACGTCACCTCTTCGTGCGGGCCGGCGAGCCACAGCGCGCCGATCGGATGCTCGCCGGGCAGCGTGACGGTGATTTCGCCGCGCGCGCCGTCGGAGTCGATTTCGGCCGCGGTGCGCGCGACGGGCTCTGGCGCGTAGATCTCGCCCTGGTAGGTCACCGGCACGACGTGCGGCGTGATCGTCCAGCGCGTCGTGCCGGAGACGATGCGGTACAGCTCGATGGGCTGGCCGCCGTGGATGCTCGTTTCCTGTGCCTCGTAGCTCATTGCACCACCAGCCGGAAGGTCGCCTCGAGCTGCACGAGGTCGTCCGTCGCGTACACGAGCTCGAGCGCGTCCGCATCCAGACGTGCGAGACTCATCCACATCAGGCGCCGCACGTCGGAGGTCTGCACGATCACGCCGAGCGCGGAATCGATCGCGATGACCTCGGTGCCTGCGTCGAACTCCGACAGGCCGGTGACGAGGCGGTGATACACGGCCCCGTTTGCCAGCTCCAGCCGCAGCGCGGCGCGCAGCGGATGCACGGCGCCGAGCGTGCGCGCCGACAGCGTATTGGCCACCCGAAGCGACGTGTCGCTCGAGCCCACGGTCTGCACGAGCCGCAGGTCATCCGCCCACGAGGGCAGCCACACCGGATTGCAGCGGCCCGCGCGCGCGGCGGCCCAGCGCTTGATCTGATCGATCGCCGCGCGCCCGCGCAGCGTCCACAGCAGGCGGCGCCGGATCACGGCCGCGCCGGTACGGTCTTCCACGGCCACCATGCCGGCGATCGAATCCAGCACGTCGAGCGTGCGGCCCCACTCCTCGTCGATGTCCTGCGCCCGATCGGGCCGCAGATCGAGCACGGAATAGGCGCCGAAAGACGGCCCGATTTCGGCGGCCGTACGGTCGCGCGCGCGCGACTCGTCCTCGGCAAACGCGAGCTGCGCGCCGACGATGCCATCCGTCGGTCGCGCCAGTCGCGCCACGCCGTCGATCCGCGCCAGCACGCCCGGGCACAACCGGCTGCCGGCCGGCCACGTCCGCTGTGTGGGCAGCGCGAACGTCAGCACGTTGCCGGCGACCGAGGCGATCTGCACCGCCTCCGCATCGGCGCCGCGCATGAGCACCGCGAATCCGCCTGCGGCGTAGTCCTTGAGCGCAGCGTCGGTCACCGTCGCGGATGTCGCGCCGGCGGCGAGCGTCGCGGTCAGCACGTCCGCCTCCCACCACACCGGCAGCAGATACGTGCGCCCGCCCCAGCCGAACAGCAGCGCATCCATGCGCTGCGCGTCGCTCGCAGAGGCGAGCGCCGAATACGCGATCGACCGCCGCGCGTGCGCGCGCAGCCGCACCCGCTGCTCGGTGCCGTCGTCATGCAGCAGCACGTCGGTAGCCCAATTCAAACGCTCTCGTACTGGCTCCGCCCAGTTCGGGCCGAAGCTCCAGACGACGATGCGCCGCCCCGTCACTGCGACCGCCGGCGATTCGGCGCCGAAGTCGAACGTATAGCTCGCCTCGATCGTCGGCGCGCCGGCGGTGGAGGCCGTCAACGTCCACGCGCGCTCGGCCAGCGGCCCGAACGCGATCGGCGGCGGCGGCTGGCCGGACAGCGTCAGGCCGTCGAGCGTACCGGCGGCGAGGATCTGGGCGAGGGTCTTGTTGCCGAAGTGCGCATTCCAGACGTAGACCGTCGCCTGCGTCTGCGTGACGATCGAGCCGAGATCGATGCGCGCCGGAGACACGTGCACGCGGTAATAGAAGTCGTCCGAGTACGACCGCGCGATGAAACCGGAGCGCGCGGCGCCGTTGGCCTCCACCGGGAGGTTGCCCGTGAGCGCGCCGGCGACCGCGCGCGCAACGCTAGCGTGCGTGGCGATCGAGCCGACCCACGCCTCGCTGTAATCGTCCAGGTCGTCGCTGATGTAGCCCGGATCGGTATAACCGGAGTCCGATGACCGCGCGATGAATCCGGAGATCACCGGCATTTACGGCCCCAGATACCGTACGGCCCAGCCGAACGTACCGGTGTGGTCGATGGAGTTGCCTCCATTGCGCGCCGCCGTGTTCTTGCGGTGCCACGGATAGACCTTCCACTTGTCCGAGCCAAGCGTCAGGACGTCGCCGGGTGTGAGGTTGTCGATGCGCAGCAGCCTGGCATGCTCGCAATCGACGATGAGACTCAGCATGCTCGACGGCCGGCGGAAGTAGCAGCGCAGCGGCAGCAGCGCTGATTCTGCGTTCCAAGCTGATGGCTGCAGCGTCGCGTATGGACCAGCGTTAGATGTCGTGGCTATCCACAGGCGGCCTAACGGGCCGTAAACGGTCGAGCCGGCAGGCTCGATGCGCCATCCGTAGCCGTCCAGATCATGATGGACGTAGCATGGGGTGACGTTTCCGTCCTCATAGGCTGAACTGAACGTACCGAAAAGCGCAGCAGCGATGTATCCATAACCGCCGCCGTAGCTGCCGCCGCCACCGTAGGTGTGCATCGTAATTGGAGTCGTGAACGAATAGGTCGGTCCGCCAAACTCATCAAGCACCTGACCCACGGTCGCGCCAATCCATGTGCCGACTCCAGGCAAACCGGGCACGGTGCTCTTGCCCCACGCGAGGAACTGGTAGCGGTCCACCGCGAAGTTGACGATGAAGTAGACCTCCTGCGCGTGTCCGTGGAACTCCCAGTTGCACGGATACGTGATGTCGCAAGGGGTGCTCTGCGTCGACTTCGTGACGTACCCAATGTGCTGCCATGGGCACGGGCTTGTCATCGAAGCGTTGATGCCCGCGCGCGCCTTGACGTTGCCGTATGAAATCTGCGTCTGCACATGCATGGTGCCCTTGCTAAGCACGTCGCCGGTGAGCGTCCAGCCGTCGGACACAGCCGAGTTGCGCAGTGCATTGAGCAGATCGTTGACGTTGTTTGCGACTCCGCTGTAGTACGCCATCGTCGTTGCCTTTACGGATCAAGCCGCAGCGCGTAGTAGTCGGCAAACCCAGTGCGAGAAACCGACTGCATCACGACGTACGTCGTGCCAGAGATCGTGATCGTGTTCTCCACGGCGTTGTTGAAGCCGGAGACGTGGAAGATGCCGTCGAGCTCGCCCCACAGGTTGGCAGAGTTGTCGTGCAGCATGATCGGGTGCAGCGGGTACTGGCCGCCGGTGTCGCGCAGATACCTTGTCGTCCCGGTGAGGTCTGGCATCCCCCAAGGCCAGCAGTACATCTGCACCCACGAAGCAGGCGTGCGCAGGCGGCCGCGGTTGTGGCCGCCGCGGAGGTAGAAGTCGTGCGTCGTCTCGGAAAACCTCGTCGCCGCGGCTCCATCCAACATGCCGGCGCAGACCACCGGATACGGGTACTGGCTCGGGCGGGCATAGGGCAGGAATTTGCCCAGATAGAAGTGCTCGTAGACGGGCGTGCCGACCTTGAGCCCGGCGGCGATGCGCTGGCCGTTGAGCGTGACCCAGTAGTCGATGCGGTTGTTGTGCGCCGGCACGCCGACGTAGACGGCCCCGGGCTGCGTCTCGAAACTGTTGCCGGAGATGTAGCCCGTCGCCACCATGCAGTTCAGGTTGTAGTAGTCGGCGCCGGTGTCGTGATAGGTCTTGAGGCCCCAGTAGATCTGCTCGGTGCCGCTCATGCCGGGCGAGCGCACGATCAGCTGATGGTTCGCACCGCTGGTGTCGTAACGCTCGACCGTGTGTCCGTTGGCGACCACGAAGTCGCGCACCGCCTTGACGAAGTTGTAGTGCGCGAGGCTATAGGTGCCAGCGTTGTCGACGTAGCCGACGATGTTGGGCATGTCACGCTCCCGCGAGGATCGTCCGCACCGCCGGCGCGTTGCGCGCGATGAGGTTGAGCACGACCCGCTCGCCTGCGGCCGATCCGATCCAGTCTGCGGCGATGGCCGGGTCGATCGCGTTGACGATGCGCACCGGCTGCGTTGCCGCTGCGGCCGGCACCATGCCACCGTCGGCAAACGCAAGCCGCCCGGCAATCACCCTGGGCGGCACGATGCCGCCGTTGATCGCCGCCAGCAGGTCGTAACCGATGCGCCGCGCCACGTCGCGGCGGAGCACGAACTCGCCTGGCGTGAGCAGCGCGGGCACGGAGTCCCGATCACCCGCGCCCGGCACGGCCCCGCCGGCGGCGAAACGCCGCACGCGCGCGAGCAGCGCCATCACCGCGGCGACCATCGCCGCCATCGCGGCAATGGCCAGCCCCGGCCCCACGATCGGGATCGACGCCTGCGAGGCGGCCGCGCCGGCGCCGGCCTTGGCGGCCTCCGCGCTCACGGTGGCCGCGGCCTCCTGCTGCTTGGCCGCCACGATCGCCTGGCTGGCGGCCGTCTGCGCCGCGGCCTCCTGCTGCACGAAGCCGAGCTTGACCGCCAGCATCCGCGTCTGGGCGGCGATCCACTCCTGCAGCGGCTTGAGCACGATCTCGCGCCGGAACGCAGCGGCGACGTCGACGAACAACCCATAGAGCGCATCGCGCCAGGATTTCGTCCTCGTGACCATGCCTTCGAGGGCGGCTGCAAACGCGCCTCCAATGCCCTGCCAAAGCGGCGCGAACTCATCCGCCGTCACGCGCAACCGCACCAGCTCGACCGTCAGCGCGCGCACGCGCTGCTCGGCCTCGGGGCCGAGCGACGCCGCCGCCTGCTGCATGGCCGGGATCAGCCGCTGCGCCTCATCGGCCGCCTGCCGCTGCAGCCCGACGATCCTGCGCTGCGCCTGCGTCTGCGTGAGCAGCCCGGCCTCCTGCTGGACGCGCGTGAGTTCCGCCTCGGTGCGCATGCGCTCCATCACCAGATTCCACTGCCGCTCGAGATCGGCCAGATCGGCGCGCGCCGCCTTGACCGGCACCAGCCTGTCGAGCAGCTCGACGAGGCGGGGATCGTTGCCGAAGCGCGCCAGCAGGTCGTCGTATTCACGGCGGATGGCGGCGATGCGCATCTCGGGCGTCTCGGTGCCGCTTGCCTGGGCGAGCTCCTGCTCCAGCCTCGCCCGGATGTCCGCGAGCTCACGATCCAGCCGGGCACGATCGGTCCGGATCTCCATGTCGACCGTGACGCGCCGGCCCGCGAGCGCGTCGAGCTGCACCTGCAGCTCGGCGATTTTGTTCCTCGCCTGCCGCACGCGATCGGCGATGTCGGCCTGCTCGTTGGCGTCTTTGGGCTTGACCGCGGATAGCCGCGCCAGCAGGTCCTGCTGCTCGGCGAGCTTTGTGCGCAGCTCGCGCGCCTCGAGGTCGAGCGCCTGACGGCGCGTCTCGGCCTTGGCCTGCCAATACCCGTCCTCCGTGAGCAGCCGCGCCCGGAAGGACTGCTCGATCACGTCCTCGGCGGTTTTGAGGTTGGCTCTGAGGCTCGCGAGCTCGGCGTCGAACACCTCCGCCAGCTTCGGCGGTTGCGTCACCGTGCCGAGCTTTCTGGACAGAATGCCCTGCATCTCCTGCTGCTGCCTGAGCAGCAGCTCCCTGCGGGCCTCCCGAAATTCCTGCGTGAATGCCTGCCTGGCCTTTTCGTCCTTGAGCGTGGCGAGCTTGTCCTGGTAGGCGGTTTCGAGGTCGAGCAGTTCCTGCTTGTGCTTGGCGCGCAGGCGCGTCTCATAGGCCAGATCATGCGTCAGTCGCGCGAAGGCGGACGGGTCGGAAAGGCGTTTCGGCGCAGCCTGGGCTGCTGCCGCCGTCGCGGATGCCGCCTGCGCGGCCGCTCGCGCCTCGGCCTCGCGATCGATGCCCTTCACGCGGTCGAACAGCCGGAACGCCGGCTCGAGCGCGTCGGCGATCTTCTCGCGCAGCCCGGTCATCTGAATCAGCCAGTCCGTCAGCTCATAGGCCCCGAAGAACACCAGTCCGAGCAGCCCGCCGCGGCCGAGTTTGGACAGGCTTTCGAGCTTCTTCATGACCGCGCCGAAGACCAGCGCGGCGGTCACGACATTGACGGCTGCAATCGCCTCGCGCAACGCGACCACGGCGGCGCCGGCGCGTCCGATGGCCGCCACGAATCCGCCGATGGCGGCGCCGGCGAACACCATCGCAGCCGCCTTGCCGAGCTCGACGACGGCATCGGTGAGCACGCGCACGGCGCGCGCGGCGAAGTCGGCTGAGTCTGCGATGGACCGCACGGCATCCGACAGCGCCGTGGACCGGCTTTCGAATTCGCGGCCGAAGGCCCGGGTAAACTCGTTGCGCAGGATCTGCATCGATCCGGACAGCCCCAGCGGGATGTCGCCGGCCTGCTGCCTGAGCCGATCGATGGCCGGCAGCAGCGCGTTGCCGAACGCGGCGCTGGTGAGCTGCCCCTGTTCCGCCATGGCGCGCAGCTCGCCCGTTGTCTTGCCCATCTGTTGGGCCACCGCGCGCATGAGCGGTTCGGCGTTTTCCATGAGCGCGCGCAGCTCGTCGCCGCTCACCTTTCCGGACCCCATCGCCTGCGAGAACTGCAGAAGCACGCCCGAGGTCTCGGCCGCCGTGGCCCCGGAGAGCTTGAGCGACGCGGCCAGCCCGTCGAGCATCCTGAGCGTCTCGGCGCTGCCGCCGCCCATCTGCTGGATGACCGGATTCAGACGCGCGAACGCACGCGCCGTCTCATCGACCGCGGCGCCGTAGCGGTTGGCGATCTCGAACACGCCGGCCTGCGCGCGGGCGAATTCCGTGGCATCGGATGTGGCGATGCGAAGGCGGGCCGAGAGCGCGCGTGTGGCGTCTGCCGCATCGAGGATGGCGCGCGCCGCCGCTGCGGCCTGCACGGCTGAGAAGTAGCCGAGCACCGCATTCCTGGCCTCGGCCAGTTGGGTCGAGATGGATTTCAGCGCCGTGCGCGTGGTGGAGAATGCCTCCGCGGACGCACCCGCCGCGCGCCTGGTGTCATCGGCGAACTTGCGCAGTTGCGCGCGCGAGATTTCAAGATTGCCGGCCAGCTCGCGGTTGTCCAGCGTGAGCTTGATGCCGATGGCAAGGTCGCCTACGCTCATTGCATGCGCACCGTTGTCGTCATGCTGCTCGCCGCCGCGGCGCCGCTGGCACTGGCGGGCGGCTCGATCATCGCCGCAGCAGCACTTGCTGCCGCGGCCGTGGCGCTGATCATCCTGCGCTGATCTCCTTTAGCCACTTCTCCCACGCCTTGCCGTCGGCCTGCGCGGCCCGCGCCGCGACTGCCGCCTCGATCAGGGCCTCGCGCCGGATGCGCCCGTGCGCGTCCATAAAGTCGCGCGCCAGCGTCCATGGCATCGCCATCACGTCGCGGTAGCCGAATCCGGCGGCGACGAGCCGCGCGACCCACTCGTGCCACCAGAGGCGATCCGCCCGAGCCGATCGGCGGCTGCCTGGATCACCGGCAGCACGCGATGCACGAAAAAATCCGCGTTCGCCTCGATGACCTTGGCCGCCAGATACACCAGCACGTCCGGCGGCTGCTGCTCCAGCCAGGCGCGATCCACCCGCGCGCCGATGGCGGTGGCCTCGATCACCGCATCGGCATGACGTATGAGCGCGGCGAACACGTCGCCGGCGGCAATCTCGCGCGCCACCGGCTCCACCGCGGCGAGGAATCGCGGCAGATCGCCCACCCGCACGGGCTCGATGATCTGCGGCACGGCCGTCCCTTCAGTCATGCTGCCCCCACTCCCGCAGCGCCAGCAGGATCACCGCCACCGCCGCGGCCAGCAACGCGATCACAGACATATCCACAGGCATCCTCCAATGGTTTGCAGCGCGCCGTCACGCCGTAGACGATCTCGCCACTGCGCCCGCGCCGCTTGGCCACGGCGCCGGCGCGCGCCAGCACGGTGAGCGAGCCCGAGACGGACGCGCGCAGGATCCTGTGCTCGGCGCCGAGGGCGTCGCAGATCTCCTCGTGCGTATGCCATCCACCGGCGGCGAGCAGGTGTGCGCGGATGCGGCGCGGGTCGATGAGCGCCCTCGACATCGCTCACTCCACCAGGTAGATCGCCGGGATGCTGCCCGTGCCGGCCGTGAGCGTCGTCGAGGCCGGATCGGGCAGCGTGGATCCGCTGCCGGCCGCGTACAGATGCGACACGAGCGTGGTGTTGTTCACCGTGCGCCCGAGCGCGGATTTGATCGATCCGACCGCCAGCGCGCGCACGGTCGCGGCCGCGGACGCGATGACGCTGGCCCAGTAGATGCTGCCCGGCTGCAGCGTCAGCGAGACCGACCCCGTCTTGTCGCCCGTGGTGCCGGTGTCCAGCCCGGTAGCCGATGCGAGCAGTGCGCCGGGGGCGTCGTTGCCGCCCACCCGCGTGTTGCCGTAGATGCCCACCGATGCCTGGCCGGCCAACGCGGTGGTGACGCTGATGCGCAGGCCGGTCAGGGTGATCGCGCGCGACGGGACAAACGGCACGAAATACTGCCGCGACGCCGTCAACGCCAATGTGCCCAGTGCCGTGCCGGCCTCGTCGCCGGCGATCGACGGCGTGGCCGCACTGCGCAGCCGCAGCGCATCGCCCATGCCCACGGGCGACCACGCCGTGCCGTCGTCGATCCAGAGGACGCCGCCGTAGTAGGCGATGCGACCGGCCTTGCCAGCGGACGGCAGCGAGGTGAGCACCGGCAGTTGCAGATGGGCGAGCAGTTCCATGATTGCCTCGTCTGTGGTGACACCGGACTGGCGCAGGGCGATCGCTGCGACGGACGTGTACTGGATTTCCGGCGCGGACACCGTCACCGTCCCGGACAACCCGCCATCGTCGCCAAAGTCCAGGTGTTCGTTGTTCAGCACGTGGTTGTCGACGGCGAGCGTCACCCCGGCGAGGCTGATCGACGACGACCACGATGAGCCCGCGCCGATCGCGAGCACGCGGTCCGTCGGGTCCACCGAGGCGAGCTGCACCTGCGGGCTCCCCCAGTAGCCCGGCGCCGAGACGCCGCTGGCGCGCACCGGCGCGACCTGATCGACGCCGGACAGATACGCGAACAGCACATGCCCGCCCTCTGGGCGCGCGCCGGCCGGCGACCAGGCGAGGGTATGCGTCTGGTTGCCCGTCGGCGGCGAAGCCAGCACCGCCACGCCGGTGCCGCGGCTGCCGCTTTCCGCGACGTTGGTTGCCACCTGCTCGACGATCGTCATCGCCTGCCCGCCGATGGCGAGGGACTGCGCGATCGACGCCCCGAGCAGGGAGCCGCGGTGCGTCCAGAAAGCGACCGCGAAGTCGGTGCCTGCCGGCACATTCGCGGCAGCCGACAGATCCCCGGCACTGGCATCGAGGACCGCGTAGCCGAGACGCGCGATCGTCACGGGCGCGGACCTGCTAGCCGAAGATCACGACGCGGAAGGCATTGCTGGCGGGCGCCTGCGCGAACCGCAGCGTGACGGTGTTGGCCGTGGTCATCTCCACATCCACGAGCACCACGTCGTAGGCGCCGCTGTTGCGGTAGACGGCGACATGGCAGTCGCGCGTGCCGAGGTTGTGCGTCACCGTGTAGTTGGTGGCCGAGCCGTCCCCGACGTTGGTGGCGTACCGGCGGATGCGCCCGGACCACGACGCCAGCTTGGCCGGCGTGACGATGCGCGAATCGTCGGTGCCGGCGTCGGTCTCGGCCTGGGTGGCGATCTCGGCGATGCCGGCGGTGGTCTCCGACGCCGGCGGCGCGGACGTGCCGAAGGTCGTCCAGTTGACGGGATCCGTGCCCAGGGTGAAGTTGACCGCGCTTTGCCGGTAGGTGACGCCGGCGCTGGAGCCTTCCTCGACCGTGACCACGGCCTGCTCGAGCTCGGCGGCGCTGTTCGCGTCGAGCGCGCGGGTCATCGCCACCGCGGCGCCGTTCCACACGTAGATGCCGTTTTCGGAGGCGGTGGTCTGTGCGCGCACCAGCACGCGGTCGCCGGCGCTCATCGTCACGCCGTCGATCGACGCGCCCGGGCTGGCGAGGTTCACGTTCGACTGTGTGGCCACGCGCACGCTGTCCTTCCAGGCCAGCCCCTCGATGGCGCTGTTCAGATCCGCCAGACGCGCCGGTTCCTGGTCGGAGGCCGGCGCCGGCAGGTTGAGGATGCGGGCGACGCCCCCGAAGTCGAGATTCGATCCGACGATCATGTCAATTCCCCGTCAGTTGAGCACGGCCTGCCCGGCCATGGGTTGCGCAAAGAGGATCTGCAACTGGTTGTTGTCCACGTGCACGATCTCGGCGAGCATCGCCATGCCCCCCGTGGTCAGCACCTGCACCGCGGGCCGCACGCCGAGCCCGTGGTTGACGATCCACGTGGCCGCGGCCGACGACTGGGTGTGCACGTAGCGGATGCCGCCCGGCGGACCGGGCAGCACCTCCGAGCGCGCCACCACCACCGGCTCGCGGACGACGATGCGCACCGTGTCGCTCATGCAAATCGCTTCCCGTCATCGGTGTCAGTCCCGCGCCACATCGGCGAGCACGACGAGCGTGTCCTGTTCGTAGGTGCGGCGCGTGCCGTCGGCGTGCGTGACCTCGAGGTCGAACCTGTAGGTGCCGGGCGCCAGCGCCGTGGCCGCGTAGGGCACCCGCATGTCGATGCGGCCCGCGCCCGGCGTGATCGTGAGCCGGCCGTCGGCGGTGCTGGCGCCGATCAGCACCGCGTCGGCGTCATCGCGGACCTGCAGCCGCGCGGTGGCACCCGTCAGATCGATCGGCGCGCCGGCCGCATCGCGCAGCTCCCATGCCCGTGTCCACGTATCGCCCCGGAACAGGCGAACGGCCATGCGTCATGCTCCATTACGCCGAGGGCTGGATCACGCGGCCGAACAGGCCCAGGGGTCCGGTGTCGCTCTTCGTGGTGTCGGCGAGCACGCGCCCGGCGAGCTCGAATTTCTGCAGTTCCTCGCCGATCAGGCTGAAGTCCTTCGCGGGATTGAGCACGACGCGGTACAGGTCGACGATGACACTCTTGTTCGAGTCTGCGGTGTTCAGCCCGTCGAAACGCAGCCAGACTTCAGGCTGCGCGCTCTTGAACATCGCCAGCCGGTTGACCGCGCCGTAGGCGTAGTCGACCTTGAACGGCTGCACGAACGTGCCGACGTTGATGAACTCGATCGCGCCCTGCGCGGCGAGCACGCGGTAATGGGTGTCCGGGGTGAGCGTGGCCGGGCTGCCAGCCGAGTCCTTGACGACCACGGACGAGACCTGCTGGTTGGCGAGCAGGTAGATCTGGCCGGCCGTCACGCCCGTGGGCAGCGTCTCCGCGGTGACGTTGCCGGCCGTCACCGCAGACGTGGTGCCGTACAGCACCAGCTCGAGGTTCTTGACCGAAAAGTCCTCCACCGAGCAACTGAACTCGCCGTCCTTGCCCTTGATGATCTGCAGGTCGGTCAGTCGCTGGCCGGAATAGGACTCCTTGTGCTCGATGGTCTCGACGTTCAGCGAGATCCGCAGCTCCGGCACGTTGCCGAGCCAGCGCATGGCGAGCGGGTTGCCGTTTGCATCGCGCGCGCCAACGTACACGCGCCCCTGTCCAGAGTAGTAGATCATCGTCAGTCTCCTTTACGACGCGACTTCGTGGGTTCGGCCGGCGGCACGTCGACCGTGCCGTCGAGCACCGGATTCGCGGCGCGGACGGCGCGCGCGCCGCCGATGCCGATCAGCCAGCGCGCGCGCTCGGCGTCGAGCTCCACGGTCGCGCCGGCGGCGTAGGCCACGCCTTCATGGGTCAGGGGTGCGAGCAGTTCGACGCGCATCAGGGTGTCCTCTCGATGACGCACGACGCCTCGAACGCGAGCGGCCACAGCAGTGTGCCGCTGTCGTACTCCGGCTGCGGCGCATCGACCGGCAGCATCGGCTGCCATGACGCCGAAGGCTGCCAGCCGAGCAGCGCGGCGAAGGCCGCGCGCGCAATGTCGCTCGCGGCAGCGCGCGCGGCGCTGCCTTCGCGCACGCGCGCCGCCGACGCCACCGCCACGATGACGGCCCAACGCACCGCCACGCGCGCCCGTGCGGCCTGCGCATCGAGCACCCGGTAGCCGATCGCCCCCACGTACAGCGCCGGCAGCCGGTACCCGGCCACGCCATCCATGGACAGGTCCGCGAGCCCGTGCACACCGGCCACGCCGTCGATCGTGGCCAGGCGCTCGCGGATCATCGGTTCGGCGTCGAGCACGGCTCAGTACTCCAGATCGCGCATCACGCGCGCCGGCCTCACGGCGGCCACGCCGACGGCGGACTGCTCCGCGGCGAAGCTCACGCGGCCGGCGGCGATGGCCTCCAGCATCCGGCGGGCGTCCTCGTAGCGGCGGCGCACCTCATCGCTGGCCCGGTCTTCCCAGAGGCGGAATCGGGCGATGTCGCACGCCAGCCTGCCGACGACCGCCGGCGCCGGCGACATCGGCACCGCGTAGCGGGCGGCCAGATACGCGTCGATCTCGGCATCCGCATCCGCGAGGGCGCGCTCGGCCACCGCGCTGTCGATGGCACCCGCGGGCGGATCGAGCCGGTCCGTGAGCTGCTGGATCTCGGCCTCGCCGTAGCGCCGCACGAGGTCGGCGACGGTGGCATAGACGGCCATGGCGCGGCCCCGGACTCACCCGCCCCTGCGGGCGCGCGGCCGCGGCGTCGCCGCGTCTTCGGTGGCTGGCGCCTCCGGCGTCGCGGCCGCGGCGTCCTGCTGTGCGGGCTCGGCTGCGGCCGCGGCGTCCTCCGGTGCCGGCTCGGCTGCGGCCGCGGCCACGAGCGCTTCCGCGGCCGCACCGTCCACGCGCAACAGCTCGCCCGGCGCGTAGCGCCTGCCGTCGTGCTCGATCGGCTGTAGCGCCCGCAGCATCACGCCACCGCGTTGGTGATGAGGAACCCCGCGTCGGCGCCGGCGATGACGGGCGCGGCGTCGTCGACGACGGGGTAGACCCACGAGCGCGTGTTGCGGTCCTGATAGGGCTCCTCGACCATCGGCGCGCCGTTGAGCCGGTAGGTGTATCCGTAGCTCGGGCGGCCCGCGTCCGCGGCCGAGCCGATGGCGGTGTAGGCCAGGATCGCATCCTTGCCCCAGACGTCCTGCACGGCGCCGGCCGCGTCCATGTAGACCGCATCGCCCACCAGGAACTGCTCGACGCCGAACAGCGCGGCCATCAGCTCCGGCGTGGCCACATCGCGGCTCGTGTACTTGATGCGGTCGGTGATCTTCGGGTGCGTCTTCAGCGCCGCGAAGACGCGCCCGCCGACCAGCAGCGTGTTCGGCCGCGCCCCGATCTGGCCGCGCACGGCCTCCTTGTAGGACTCGACCGCGGCGATCGGATCGGACGTCGCATCCGACCATTGCGATGTGCCCGACAGCGTGACCTTGTTGCTCGCGCCGTAATTGGACGCGTTGCGCGCGAGGTCCGCCTGCGCCTTTTCGAGCCGCAGCCCGATGATGTCCAGGCCGCGGCGCACCGCGGCGGCGCCCAGATCGATGCCGGGCACCACGGATGCGTCCTCCATCAGCTCGTACGGCACCTGCTCCTCGATGGCGTGGTTCTCGAGGGCGTAGCTCTGCGAGCCGTAGGCGCTGCTGATCCGGGCCACCGCCGCGCCCGGTGCGCGGGCGGTGTTGTACAGGCGGAAGTGCTCCCGCCCGAAGGCGATGATCTTGCCGCCGCGGGCGCCCACGGGCACGGCCGGAAACAGGCCCATGCCGGCGAAAGCGGCGTTGCTGTAGCCGCGCGCGACCTCGGTCAGGACCGGATCGATGACGCGCGCCTGTTGCGGGTTCATCTGGGGCATGGTCTTCTCCTGCGATTAGGCCGCGTTGGACACGAGCAGCACTTCGATCAGTTGTCCGGCGGCGGTGGCGGCCTCCAGTGCGATGCCCAGCCGGGCACCGGACGTCGCCCACGGAATGGCGCGTCCCGAGGCGTCGCTCTTGACGGTGGCGCCGGCGGTGACGGCGGCGCCGGACTCCACGGATACGGTGCCCAGCACGTCCACCGGGATGCGCTCGCCGGCGGCCGCGGCGGCCGTGCGCGCCACGCCGATGGCGTTGGCGTCGGCGCCGGCCTGCGCGCCGGCGGCGGTGACGAAGCGGTTGGCCGAGATCGCGCCGGCGGCGGTCACCGTCAGCGTCAGGACGGGGCGGGATTGGTCGCTCATGGGGGCTCCTTAGTGCGTCGTGCTGAGCTGAACCGCGCGGACGGCGGCGATGTAGTCGACGCCCGGATGCGCGGCCATGTATGCGCGCGCGGCCACATGCACCGCCAGCCCGCGCTCCGACAGCCGGTAGCCGGCGGGCACCTGCGGCATCTGCACCTGCGTCTGCTGCTGCGGGGCGGCGCGCTCGGACAGGTCCACCCGCGCCGGCAGGCGGGCGATGAACCCGCGCAGCGCGTCGATGGCCGGCAGTGCCCCGCCTTCGGCCAGTTGCACGGCGTCGCAGGCCGCCAGCCGCTCCATCAGCGCGACCAGGCAGTCGCGCTCGGCGGCCAGTACACGGCCGGCGCCGATGTGGGCGTCGATCTCCTGCGCGTAGGCGGCGCGCGCCAGCTCGCGCTCGCGCTGGGCGATGGCGGCCTCGCGGCGCGCCAGCTCGCGCTCGCGCTCGGCCAGCGTGGCCGTATCGGGCCGCGCGGCATCGGCGGCCGGTGCGTTGTCTGACATGCGTATCTCCTTGACGAGGGTGACCGCGCCGGCGGCGCCGTCGTTTTGCAGCCGCGTCGGCGCCAGCCCTTTGACGGCCGGCGCCGCCGCGCCCAGGTAGCCGAGATGCTTCAGCGCCCAGACCCCGGGGGTCGGATTGCCGGGCGCCTGGGGCGTCCACAGCGCCACCGACACGGCCCGGTAGCGCCCCTGCCGCACCAGATTCGCCATCTCCGGCAGCAGCTCGACGTCCAGCCACAGGCCGGCATCGTCGGCCGAGGCGCCGACCACCCAGCCCCACGCGGGGTCGTCGGTGGCCGGGTGACCGATGACCACCGGCGCCTGGTAGCGCGCCGGGTCGTACGCCGCCGCGATGGCGGCGATGTCTGACGCCGCCAGCGTGATCGGCTCGGGGTCGGCCGGCCAGGTGCCGGGCGCCAGCGCGTGCACGCGCGCCCGCTGCATTGGTGGCGGGGCCGCAGGCGGACGCGGGTACTGCGCGGCGATGGCCGGATGCGACATCACGGCCGGCATGCTGCCGGCCAGCGCGCTAGCGCATAAGACCGACGCGCGTCGCACCGCCGGCGGCATGGCCGGCCCGCCAGAACGGCCCAGGAGCGATTTTCTGGCGGCGGAGGTAGTCGGATACCACCCGGGCCGCGATCGCGGTTTTTAAACGGGTTTCAAATGGCTTCAAACGGCATCTACGGCGCCCGGGTGGCGGCGCGGCCGACGGCATCGGCGACGATGTCGATGATCCGGCCGCGGTCGCCGCCGGACAAGCCGAGGAACGGCCGCGGCGGAATGTCGCCCCATGGGATGGGCGCGCCGCGGCGGGTACGGCCGAACTGGCCACGGCGCGCGCCGAATTGCTGCGTGGCGGCATACACGAGGCTGCTGCCGACGCTCACCGCCCGTGGCTCGGCGCGATAGGCGATCTCGCCGGATAGGCGGCGGGTCTCCCCGATCAGGGGCCGCTTGGCGGCGGCGCGCGCGGCACCGGCCTTGGTCAGACCCTTGCCGCGGCGACGGAAAGAGCCGCCGAAGCGGGCGAGGTAGCGCCGCAGCGTCACCGGGCTGTTGGGCGCCCAGGGCGTGCCGTCCGGCGCGCGCCCGGCGGCGAAGCGCCGCCGGGTGGACTCGACCAGGTATTCGCCGATGTCGGCCATCACCGGACGCATGTCCTGCATCCGCTGCGCCAGGCCGGCGAGCGCCGCACGTACGGCGCGGTCGTCGATCTCGATGGTGATCATCGCTGAAGATCGGCCAGGATCTGCCAGATCCGGCCGTAGGCTCCAGCCAGCTCCGGGTCCCGCACACTGGCCTTGAAGTTCGCATAATCGATCGATTGCGCTGCCCTGGCGAGGGCGGCCGCGACTTCGCCAGCCGGCGCCGTCGTCCGGTAGCGGTAGTCCGCCCCGGGCGTCACCCGGACCTGCGCACCGGGCAGCAGCCGCTCGATGTCGCCCGGGCGCCTGGCGCGCACGAGGAGCGTGCCGGGATGCGACCGGTGCGCCACGATGGAATAGAATGCATCAGACAGGCAAACCCACATGCTGGACCCTCGCTCCAAGGAGTTCGAACAGGCGTTTCGGGCGCGCTATGAGGCGCTCGCGCCGGTGCCGGCGATTGCCGGCGAGCGCACCTGGCTCGACCGGGTGTGCACCTGGGAAGAGTTCCGCAATCGCGGCCACGATGTCGCGCCGATGCTGCGCCAAGGCATGCGCCCCGACGCCGAAGATTGGCAAAGGGCCGAAATTGCCATCGCGCCGGCGCTCGCGCAGTTGGTGCTTGAGGCATTCCCCGAGTCATAGCCTCTTCGCCAGGTAGTCGCCGCCGATGACGAGGTATTCCGTCTCCGACGGGATCAAATAACGCGTCCCCTGCCAGTAAGCCTTCAGCACGCGGCTCACGGGTACTAGCGCCTCGACGCGGTAGCGCCGCGCAAAAGCATTACCCAGAGCGAACGAGGCGGCCGCATTGGGCTTGAATCGCCCCCTGGCGTATCTGGACTGGTATTCGGCCCTCTCCATGCCGCGCCGCAAGGTGAGATCGCCCCACCCATGGATGCGGCGCAGGTAGTACTGATGGAATGCATACTCGGCGTCCAAGACACGGTAGAGCTCATCCAGGCTCCTGCCGCTGATCTGGACTGCGCGCCCGAGGTGCCTCTCCATGCTGGCTCGGACATCGACAGCCCCGGCGTGATACGAGATCTCGGCGCCAAAGCGCTCGGCGGCCCACTGTTTGATCACCGCTGCGGCGGGCGCGCTGCTTGAATTGACCCACCCATTCGACCGGCTGCCAATCATGAACATGGCCGACGGCGGCGCCCATGGACCAAGTTCATCGGCGAGCAGTTGCTCGAACCTGGGCAGCACATCCCGCTCGACCTGCTCGCCCCGCATCGCACTCGTACCCCAGGCGCGCATCCGGTCGCGCAGCGCGCGGGCGCCGGGCACCCGGTCCAGATCCGCCTCGCCATAGCGCTCGACGAGGGCCGAGCGGCGCGCCCATAAAGTCGTGGTGAGCTGCTTGGCCTCCTGCTCCGCGAACCCGGCCTCCTTGAACCACTTGAGGATCTGCGCACGCTTGATCCGTCTGACGACCTCGATGCCGTCGGCCTCGGCAAAGACGTCCGCGGCAAAGCGCGAGCCGAAGACCCGCGCCGCGGCCGCGTTGCGCGCAGGATCGAGCAGGCTCTTTACCTCCTCGATGCTCCGGTCGTAGTCCTTGCTGGCGCCCTGCGCGCGGAAGCGGAATGCGCCGCCGGCATCCAGCTTGACGAGCCGCCCGCGTGCATCCATGAGCACGTTGTCGAACTCGAGCCCGACCACGTCCCATTCCTTCGTGAGCACGGCCCCCTGCCACAGGCGCGGCAGATCCGGATGAGCGGCCAGCTCCTCCGCCGTCGCCCGCTTGAGGCCATCGATCCATCGGCTCGCGATCGCGAGCCGGCCGTCAATGGTCACGATCTCCGCATCCGGCGTGATGAGGTCGAGGCTCCGATAGATCCTGAGCGCAGCCGCCTCCGAGCGCGCCTGATCTGGATCCGGATAGAACTTCACATACCAGCGGTCGCCCGTCGACGCATCCTCGTAGAGCCCGCCGGGCACGGAGCCACGCTGACCGCCGATGCGTCGCAGCCGGCTGCCGAGCGGCTGCGGCTGCGCGACTCCGAGGTCATGTGCGAGATCGCGCGCCAATGGCGCCGGCAGGCTCGCCAGCTTGCGCTGGACCTCGCGCATGAGATCCGACGTCGCCCCCGGCATATAGCCCCAGCCGCGGTCGATGCCGGCGGGCTCCTGCGTCTTTGGATCGATCCGATCCCACGCCGGATCGAGGGGCTTGCCCGGATCGCCGCCGAGCCGCTGCGCGCCGCGCGCATCGCGGGCGCCCAGCACGTAGCATTTGCAGCCCCACCCGTTCGGCGGATAGTGCGTTTGCCACCACGGATGCTCCGCGGGCAGGGTGAGTCCGTCCCAGGCCAGATGCAGCGGACGCGGGTGCAGCACGCTGTCGGAGTGCCGGTAGACCCACAGCGCGAAGCCGGCCTCCTTGAGCTGTGCCAGCCTGCCCGCCGCGTAGCTCGTGGCTGCGTTGGTGGTGTAGATCACGCGCGTGCGCCAGGCGCGGCCGGCCTCCGTATCGGAACCCGTCCAGCCCTGCCAGCCGTGCCGCTGCACGATGTCGCCGAAGCGCGCCCGGAACCGGTCGATGCTCTCGCCATCGGCGATGGCGGCCTCCACGGCTGCGGCCAGATCGGCGAGCAGATCGGCTTTCGCTGCGCCCGCCACCATGAAGGCGCGGTCGTGCTGCGCCTTCCACAGGTCCGTCCAGCGCTCGGTCGGCACGAGATTGCCGAGCTTGCCCCGGAAAAACTCCACCTGCTCGGCGAACGGCCGGCCGAACACGCCGGCAATCGCCGGGTCGCGCGCGGACGGATGCGGGCTATCGGCCATCGCCGGATTCCTGCGCGGCGTCGAAACGTCCGGCGAGGTCGGCGACGGCAAAGGCGGCCTGCATCACGCGCGCGAGCTCCTCGCCGGGCAGGTCCGCGTAGGCGGCCAGCAGCGCGTCGCGCAGCTCCGGCAGCGAGCCGGCGCGCTGCACGAGCGCGCGGATGCGGTCCATGATGGCGGCCCAGGCCGGCGCGGCCTCGAGCGCGAGCCGGTCGGCGACGAGGTCGGCGGGGTGTGGCGGGTCGGCCGGCAGCGCCGCGGTGACCGCATGCGCCGTGCGCGCCTCGGCCGCGGCCGTCTGCGCGGCGGGTTCGGGTGGCGTTTGCGGGGCGCTCGAGGCCGCCTCGTAGTCGTCCCCATAGATGCGCGAGACCGCCTCGGGCTTGAGCCGCCAGCCGATCGCAGTGAGGATCTGGTCGCGCTCGACGCGGGCGCGCAGGTCCTCGGGATCGTCCATGTCCCGATAGATGCGCGGGTAGGCGGCGCCCGGCAGCGCATAGTCCACGAGCCAGCGCACCCAGGTGCGGTTCGCCGTCTCGCAGACGAGGTCGGCGTCGGCGGCCACGATGTCCTCGCGCACGTCCCAGTGCACCTGCGCCTGGGCGCGCGAGGAGCCGTCCTCCGTGGTCATCGTCTGCCCGAGCACGATCTTGGCGATCGCCCGGTCCCAGTAAGCCATCCACTCCTGATAGCTGGCGGTGCCGCCGCGGGAGGCCTCGATCAGCTCGATGCCCATGCCCTCGGGCAGGATGATGCCGGCGTCGGTCTGGATGGCCTGCACCGCTTCGAGCAGCCGCGCACGCTCGGCGGCGTCGGTGCCGGCTGGGAAACGCCCGACGGCCGTGGGCGCGCCGAACTTCTCCAAGAAGGTGGCCCAGAAGCGCGCGCCGGCGCGCTTGAACCACACCGGCCAGTACAGGGCGTGGGCAAGGCCGCGCCCGTACGGCTCGTCGTGGTGCGAGGCGCCGACCGCGGCGACCCAGAACTTGCGCGGAGGCACCGGCTCGCCCTGCGGGCGCGCCGAGGTGCGCAGCAGCAGCGCGCCGTCGGGCGCGAAGGCGAATCGCGCGCGGTCGCGCACGCGGATGTCATCGACGCCGATCGTGCCGCCGTCGACGCGCCACATCACCTCGGCCACGGCGAACCCGTAGAAGCGCGCATAGATCATCTGGTCGGTGATCGCGTCCCAGTCGAGCCGATCGAGGGTCGAGCGCACGAGATCGGCCGCCTGCCGGTCGCGGCGCATCTCGCCGCCCGGCTGCACGGTCCAGGGCCGTCGCACGACGGCGAGGCGGCGCTGCGCGAACGTGGCCGCCACCTGGTCATCGCGCAGCAGCTCCTCGTAGCCGCGCCAGCCTCCGGCGAGCGGCAGGATGCGGTCGGTCGGCGGCAGATAGGGCAGCGCATCGACGTAGCCGCGGGTGATGTCGCGCCCGTCGCGGGTGGTGGCGATCTCGGTGAGGTCGGGTCTGCGGTCAGTAGCCATGCGCCACTCTCCTCGTCACGGCGCCCCAGCCGCGGCCGGCGCGCTCGATCGCCGACAGGCGGGCCACGTCGGTGCGGCCGGCCGATGCCCACGCCGCATAGTCCGGCCGCTCGTCGGCGGCGGCGGCGCATGCGAGCGCCAGCGCCCAGAAGCGGTCGGCGTGCGAGCCGTCCTGGCGCTCCGCGACGAGGCGCGGGGCGCCGGTGGCGCCCGCGACGCGCTGCACGCCGTGCAGATCGACCCTCAGCTCGTGCATCCCGACGGGGATGCGCAGCCTCCGGTCCTCCATGCGCTCGCGCAGCGCCGTGGCCAGGTCGAGCTTGCGCGCGGGCGAGAAGATCACCCCTTCGACGCGGTAGGCGCCGTGCCGGCGGCGCGCCTCCTCCACGGGCATCTCGCCCATGCCCGTCTGGTCGATGGCGGCGCGCACGATGCGATACTCGCGCATGATGCGGTCCAGGGCCGCCAGTTGCGCGGCAAAGGATTGCCCCCGCAGCTCCAGCATCTCGCGCATCCAGAGCACGCCGGCGTCGTCCTCGAGCACGACGATCACCGTGAGGTCGCCGCGCGCGGCGATGTCCATGCCCACGTAGCACGGCCCGCCCAGATACTCGCCCGGCGCGGCCGGATCCTCGCAGCCGTCGATGAGCTCGTACGGCAGCCACGCCGTGGCGGCGTCGACGAACTCGCACTCGTACTCCTGCGCCCAGGCCACCGGATCGGCGATCGCGCGCCTGAGCTCATCGACGTTGCGCGGCAACCCGTCGGCCACCGCGTCGTGGATCGTGACCGTGTGCCGCGAGAACAGCCCCGCGAAGGCGTCCGAGGTCATGATCTCGTAGAACAGATTGCCCTTGCCGTTCGGGGTCGAGATCACGCGCAGCTTCAGGTCCGGGCGCGAGACCACCGGCAGCACCGCGCGCCAGAGCTCGCGGTCCTGCGGGTGATGGGCGAACTCGTCGAGGATGAGGTTCTCGGTCATCCCGCGCGCGGTCTCGGGCCTGCTCGCGATCGCGCGGATGCGGCTGCCGTGCGCAAGCCGCAGCTCGTAGCTCATGAGCTCGACGTCCAGCGGCTGATCGACCGCCTCGAAGGCCGCGCGTACGGCGCGCAAATGCTGCTTGGCGGTCTCGATCGCGTCCTGCGCGCGCGCCTGCGACACGCTCATGATCGTCCATCGGCGCGCGCGGCCCTCGGCCTCGGCCTCGAGGCAGTCGAGCACGGCCTCGAGCGTCGTCGTGAAGGTCTTGCCCGTCTGCCGGCTCCACATCGCAGCCTTCCAGCGCGACGCGTCCGCCAGATAGCGCCGCTGATACGGGTAGAGCACCGGCTGGCTCACGGGCAGCCCTCGCTGAGGCCACGTCCACCGTAGACCTTGCGCTCCCACTGCGACTTGGCTCGCCACATCTCCTCCGGCAGCCATTGCAGGTTGGCCACCGCATCGCACCCGCCACAGGCAAGGGGGATGACGTGGTCCCTGTACCACCGGCGTCCATCGTGCGGGCGCGGATGTCGCCGCTCGAATTCACGCAGCACATCGGCGCGGCGGATGATGCTGCCCGACGCATCGCGCGGCGGCGGTCCGCAGTATCGTGTCTCGTCCATGACGCCTGCGGCAGCGGCCATGCTCGTGATGCACGCGCCGATCGCCGACGTGACACGGCTCCATGCCATCCCTCGTGCCGGCCTCGGGTGTCTATCCGCCATAGAGCTGCTCCCGTACCGCGCGCAGCGTCTCCGCGTCGAGCCGCCTGCCGGCCTTGCCGGCGGCCCGCTCCAGCTCGTCCAGACGCGTGCGCACCTCTTCGGCCCAACGCTTCTGGCCGACCGACGCGCGGCTCGCCTCGGCGATGGCGCGCGCCGCCGATGCCAGCAGCTTGACCCGCTCGCCGGGCTCCGCTGTCTCCGCCTCCTGCAGCGCCAGCAGCGCGTCGAACAGGTCTGACTGCACGAGCGAGATCACCGCCGCGCTGCGCAGGTCGGCGTCGTCCGGCGCGGCGGCGGCGATCTGCCGCGCCGCCTCGGTGGACGCGCGGATGGCGGCGAGCTTGCGCTCGAGCCGCTGCCCGTAGCGGTGCACCGACGAGCGCGACACGTCGTAGCCGCGTGCGCGCAGCTCGGCGGCGAGCGCCTCATAGCCGGCAAAGTTCCCCTCGGCGAGTGCGTCGTCGAGCCAGCCGCGCACCTCGGACGGCAACTGCGTGATCTTCGGCCGGCGCGGCATCGCATCACCAGTACTTGCGCGGACGCGCCACGCCGGCGGGCGCCTCCGCGCGGTAGTCCACGACGTCGGCGCCGGCCGGCGTCAGGCGCGCGTGCCACTGCGCGGCGCGCTCGAGCTGCACCAGCCGCAGCCCCTCCAGGTAGGCGAGCTCGCGCCGGATGGCGTGGCCGGTGGCGCCGGCCAGCGGCAGATCCTCGGCCACGCGCACCAGGATGCCCTCGCCGCAGCCATACGGCTCGGCGTGCCACAGGGTCAGCAGGATCACCCAGCGCAGTTGCTCGCGCCGGGCGCGGTCGATTTCAGCTTCGGTCGTCACGTCGCACCTCGATCAAGCGGTCGATGAGCCGGTCGATCTTCTCGCCGAGCCCGTCGATGCGCGCCACGACCACGGCGATGTCGCGCACGTGATCGCTGCGCAGCACGAAGTCGCGCGGCAGGTCGGCCATGATGCGGTTGATCTGCGCCTCGATCTGGCGCCAGCGGTGGACCTCTTCGCGCAGCGATGTCTCGGCCGCCTCGATGCGGCGCTCGATGTCGGCGACCAGTCGCGCGGTGGCGAGCATGGTGCGCGCCGCCCATGCGAGCGCGCCGGCGATGGCCGAGACGATTGCGGCGACCACGCCGATGGCCTGCCACTCGATCACCGGCTGCCCTCGGCGCCGCGCGCTTTCTCGTAGGTGCGCAGCGTGCCCAAGCCGAGCAACCCGACGAGCACCTGCAGCGTGAGTGCGGTGTCGATGGCGGGGAACGCGCCGGCGTAGCCGAATCCGACCTGCGCGGCGAAGCGCGCAACCGGCTCGACGATGCTGGCGTAGGCCAGCGCGCACCCGCACGTCCAGCCCACGAAGGGCCGCCAGCCGGCGATGAACATGCGCGTGGAGCGCGCCTCCTCGCGGTTGACGTCGATCTGCGCGCGGATCAGGCCGAGCTCGGCGAGTTCGCGCTCGTTGTTGCGTCCGAGCACGTACTTCTGGAACTCGAGATCGAGCTCGCGCAGACGCACCCGGTCCTCGGGGCGGATCTGTTCCATCCAGCGCGTCACGGCGTCGATGGACGCGTCGGGCAGTCCGGCCCGCTTGGCGAGCCACGCGGCGGCCGTGCCGGCGACCGCAGGCGATGAAATGGCCTGCACGATCGTCGGGATCAGTGCTGCGACGATGGGCGCCATGGCGATCTATCGGCAGTGCCGGCCGGCCGGGTCGAACGGGTCGAGGAGCTGCATACAGATCCAGCGCGCCAGCCGGCCGCGCCAGTCCGCGCGCGCGGACAGCCGCGTCACGCGCGAGGTGAACAGCACTTCACGCGGCAGCTCGGCGAACAGGACGGTGCCGTGCACCGCATTGAACACCGCGTCGACGGCCAGGCCGAGCGCAAGCCATGGATAGCCCAGCGCCTTGGCCGCCGGCGTGAGCCGGCCGGCGTCGCGTGCGCTTGCCAGGTGCATCACGGACAGGTACCAGGCCCACACGACGGGCACTGCCGCCACGAACACCGCGGCGCCGATCAGCGCGTGCGTCAGACTCATCACAACTTCCCTTCAACCATGCATCGCCACGAGGAACAACCGCGTGAGCCAGCCGGCGCCGTAGCGGTCGAAGTTCGCGGTGCGCGTATAGCGCAGCGCGCGCAGCGCCATGAAGCGCGCCGCCTGCCAGCGGTCTGCCGCGCGTGCCGCGGCGATGGTCTGCGGGCCGACGATGCCGTCGACGGCCACGCCCAGCGCCTGCTGCAGCATGCGCGCCGCCGCGACGCGTCCTTGATTCACCGCCGCGTCGAATGCGGCCATGTCGATCGGCGGCGGCAGCTCGTCGCAGCGCATCGGCTCCCAGTAGGAGCGCCGGTAGATTTCCTGCGCCTGCTCGCGGCTGAGCGTGCGCACGTCGACCTCCGGGTGCGCGCGCTGCGAGATGCCCCAGCGCGTCACGCCGCCAGGGTCGGCCGGGTCGTCGACGATGCGGTCGCCGCCCTCCAGCGCGATGACGAACGCGACGCATCGCTCAAAGCGGTCCATGACGCCGGATGGTGCCGGCGCATCGCGCCCGGGCCTACTGCGACGGCTGTCGTTTGCGGATGGTCTCGACCAGTGCGGCGAGCATGTGTGCGACGCGCCGGCGCTGTTCGGCGGATGCCGGCGGCAGCGGCAGCGCCGGCGGCTGCGGCCGCGCCGGCAGCGCACGCAGCAGGGCCACGGGTGCGGGCCAGCGCTCGCATGTGACCGACAGCGCGCGGAAGGCGGCTTCCAGCCGCGGCGCATCGAGATCGGCGTCCCAGGCACGGGTCGGCCACAGCGCCTCGATCCACGCCTCGCGGGTCAGCTCGATCGTATCTGCCGGCGGCGTGCCGGGCAGCGCGAGCGCCACGAGGCGCACCAGTCCGTGCGCGACGGTCGCGCGGAACCACTGTGCCGGCGGGTTCATGATCCTTCGATGAGCCGCCGCATGGCCTCGGCGGTGCGGCTCGGTGCGGCGCGCGGCGGGCGCGGCGTGCGGGCGATGTTCTCATGCGGCGCGGTTGCCTGCGCGCCCTCGATGACGCGACGCAGGTAGCCGTGCGAGCGCAGGGGCGGCTGCGCGCCCTTGGCACGGATCGCCTCGACGGTATGGACAAGCGCGGCCGCCAGGCGCGCCGCATCGGCGTCCAGCGCCAGCGTCTCGCGGGCGAGCCGCAGCGCGCGATGCCATGCCAGATCCTGCTTTGCGGGGCGCCAGAGGGCGAGGTAGCTCACGATCGCGCGCGCCAGATCTGCGTCGAGCGAAGCCAGCAGCGCCAGCAGCTCGCGCGCGGCGTCGTCCTGGACAATGGCGTCCAGCGCCAGGTGCGCGTGGCAGACGGGACAGCGGCCGATTTTCATTCGAGGGAGAGCTGCGTCTGCCGCTCGTCGCGCACGGCGACGTCGAAATGCGCGCGAATCAGGCGTTGCACGCTGCGCAGGTGGATACCGAGGCGGCGTGCGATCTCGCAGTTGTTCAGCCCGGCGGCGCGCAGCTCGCGCACGCGGCGCGCCAGTTCGTCGCGGCGCCTGCGCGCGCCCAGCGGCATCAGGATGCGCTCTCCGCCGTAGGCCGCGGCCAGCGCCGCGGCGGCCTCCGCGCCCGCGATGACGACGAGCGGATGGTCCGCGGCCGGCGCGCGGGGCACGTAGATGGGCAACCCGCCCCATTGGTCGAGCAGCCGGTCGATCTGCGCCTCGGGCACCCCGGCGCGCTGCAGGTGCTGCACGATGGCGCTCAATGCGCGTGTCTCCTGCGGTCGTAGGCGAGCGCGGCGACGACGGCGCGCAGCATCTGCGGCGTGGCCCACTCCAGCCGCTGCGGCGCGCGGTCGCCGTACATGCGCTTGAGGATGCCCTCGGCGTAGGCGACGGGCCGGTCGCCGAGCATGGCATGGACCTTGCGCAGCAACGGCGCGCGGTCGGCGCCGGCGCGGCGCCCGCGCAGCGCGTCCAGCACGACGCGAAGCTGCGCGTCGTCCATCTCGGCACACGATGCCAGCCCCGTCAGACGCCGCTGCATCGCGCGGCGCGCATCGTCGTCGAGTCCGCGACGCGCCGCCTCAACGTGGATCGCGGCGATCAGCCGGCGACGGGTGTCAGGGGACGCGTTTTGCATCGTCGCGATCCTCCAGGCGGTAATACCAGCGGTCGGCGCGCCGCGCGCATGCGATGCGCAGGCCGTTGGCGCGCAGCTCGGCGATGATGCTGTTGACCGCGCACACCTGGGCGGCGTGCACGATCTCGTAGGTCGTGTGTTCGCATCCATCGGCGAGCACGCGCGCCACCCGGCGCAGACGGTCGCTCGTCTCGAGCTTGGCGGCCTTCATTCGTCGCGGTCGCGGTCGCGGCGCGCCATGAAGAGCAGCGCCATGAGCAGGACGCCGCACCATGCGCCCATGATGAACATGGCCAGGCCGTAGGCGATGTCGTTCATGCGCGCGCCTCCGGAACGTGCCCGGCGCGTACCTGCACCTCGGACGGCCGCGGCGGCAACGGCATCCAGTACAGCACCCTCACGTCGATCTCCTCGCCCCAGAGAAGCCGGAAACCCTGCTGCGTGCGGTAACCGATGTCGACGCTCACCGCGTCGATGTCATCGTCGAATTCGACTGCGTACGCCACGAGCACGTCCTCGTAGCGCTCGGGCAGCCGTTCGTTCACGCTGATCCAGTTCATTGCGCGTCCTCCTCGGTGACGGGCTCGTTGATGTCAAGCAGGCTGGCGAGCAGCCGGTCCAGCTCGTCGTCGATCGCGCGCACGATGACGGCGTCGCCGGTATCGACGACCCGCACGCCCACGCGGCGCAGGTCGTCGGTGGGTAGCGCCGACAGCGCGGATTTGACGGGCCGCTCGATGACGCGGATCAGCGTGTCGGCCTGCTCCGGCAGGTGCCGCCGGATCAGCTCGCACACGCGCGCGTCGTCGTCCCAGGTGAGCGCGCCGCGGCCTTTCTGGTAGCCGACCCGCACCCCGGCGAACACCACCGAGCGCGGCCGCTCGAACAAATAGGATGCCGCCTGGACGGCGGTGACGAGCTCGTGCCGCCGCTCCTGCGCGGCGGCCATGGCGCGCCGGATCGACGGCATGGCCTGGCGCCGCACGCGCTCGATCTCGTCCTGCAGCTCGCGCACGCGCGCCGACAGCGCCTCCCGCGCCTGCGCGTATGCACGGGTCGCCGCTTCGATATCGGTCATCGTCAGCATGTGCCCTCCCGTTTCGTCTGGGCGTCGAGCATGCGTTGCACCTCGAGCTGCCGTGGCAGCAGCGGCAGATAGACATCGCCGGGCCGTGTCTGCTGCCGTGCCTGCTCGGCACGCTCGCGGGCGAGCCTGCGCCGCACGCGGGCGAAGGTCCGCCGGATGTCCGTCTCGTCGGCCGGCACGTAGACGAACGCCTTGTCGGTGATCCTCATTGCACGTCCTCCCCGGTCAGATCGCGCCATGCGGCGTCGATGTGTGCCGCAGATAGCGACTCGCCTCGCCCGGCGGCCATCAGGCGCGCCAGCCGCAGGCACTTGGTGACGGATCGCAGGGCGCCGGCGCCGGCGCCGATGGTGGCCAGGCGCTTGAGCGCGTCGCCGCCGCCGACCCCGTGCGCGTCTGCGATGGCCTCGACGTCGGCCCTGCTGGCGCGCGCCACCCGCAGCCGGCGCCCGATCCGCGAGAACAGCCGGTCCAGCCATGCCACACGCGCGCCTCCGGTCATGCGCGCGTAGACGAGGTCGTTGCCCATGAGCGCAAGCCCGACGCCGGTGGCGTCGTGGATCGCGCGCAGCGCATCGAGCGCGCCCACCGAGAGGTGCTGCGCCTCGTCCACGATGATCAGCCCGCGCGTGTCGCGCACGCGGGCGACGATTTCCCGGCTCATGCGCGCCGCGCCCTGGGGCAGCTCACGCATGCCCAGCGCCAGGCAGACCTCTTCGAGCGCCGTGGTGACGCCGGCGGTCGCCGGCGACATCGTGGCGTGCCATACATTCGGGTACCGGCGCCTGTACTCGCGCGCCGCCGTGGACTTGCCCACGCCGGCGCCGCCGTAGATGACCGCGACGTCGCCGGCCATCTGGGCGTAGCCAAGTGCGGCGAGAATCCGCTCGGCCGTTCCGGTCGCGACCCAGTCCGGCGCGTCCGGTAGCTGCGGCTGCGCGGCGCGCTCGCGCAGGCTGGTGAGCCACTGCTCGAGCTTGGCGAGCAGCCGGCGCGGGTCGGCCGCATAGGTGCCGCCGAGCAACTGCGTGAGCGATGTCGGCGAGATTCCTGCCTCGCGGGCGATCTGCGTCTGCGTCAGTCCCCGCCGCTCGAGCTCGGCGCGCACCGCGCCGATCACGTCATCGGCCTGAGGCTGCGGGATTTCCATCACAACTGCGTTCATGTAGGCTTTCTCCTTGCTTAGATGGCCCCTCGAGGGCCGGTTACACCGCCCGCCAGGGCTGCCACCCTGGCGGGCGTCTTTCATCCTTCGTCGGGCGATTTGCGGCGTCGCTGCTCGAGCGCCGCCAGTACGATCCTGTCCGCCGCTCCCACGTAGTCGTCGGTGCCGGTGGCTGCGGCGAGCGGCTCAGGCTGACGCCGGCGCGGCGCGGGCATGATCCGTACCGCCGCCGGCGCGGGCGGATCGCGGTCCGGCAGAGCCCCTGGCAGATGCGCCACGGCGGCCAGCGCCTCCTTGCGCGCGAGCGCCTGCTGCATCTGCTTGGCGGCGCGCAGTGCCTGGCGGTGCGCGCGCGCGTGCTGGCGCGCGGCATCCAGGTCATCGAAGGCGGCGGCGGTACGTTCGGCGGCGCCAACGTACGCGCCGTCGAGGGTGTAGACGTGCACCGGGCGGTCCAGATGGTCCGGGTCGAACCGGACGATGACGCGACGCCCTGCGAGCGCTGCCACCTGCTCGCCCCAGTATGCGTTTCCGGCGATGGCGACGTGGCCTGTGGCGCGCACCGTCACGCCTTCGGCCGCAAGGAGCCACAGCCTGCGCTGCTCGTCCGTTGGACGGCGGATGACGGCCGAGGCGTAGCTGGCGTTGAACACCGCGTCGAAACTGCGCCCCTTGGCGTTGGCGCTGCGCCGGTCGCCGCGCGCGTTGTGCTCGGCGATGGCGGCCTCGACCAACCGCACGAACGCATCCCACTGCATGGCGCGCTCGCCATAGTTGGCCGGCTTGTTCACCGGCGAGTTTCCGGTGTAGGCGCCCGCGGCTGCGGGATGCCTGGAGATGCCCTCGCACAGATCGCGGAAGGCGCGCTCGATGGGCTTGGCCTGCCCGTGATAGGGGGTGGTCCAGTGCACGTGCACCCCGAGCTGCGTGAACAGCCCCATGGGGTCCTCGTCCCGGACGACGAACCGGAAGCGCGTGCGCGCGCCGCCTGTCAGCGTCTTTGCCGCGAACTCGCGGCCATTGTCGAGATAAGCGTGCTCCGGCACGCCGTAGCGCTCGACGACGTCGCCGAAGGCGAGCCGCACGAGATGGCTGGACAGCGTCTCACCGACGCGCCATGCCAGGATCTTGCTGCTGTAGATGTCCTGCCAGGCCACCAGTACCGGCCGGCCCGTCTGGCCGCTCGGAAGCTCGACCCGCAGGTCGAAGACGTGCCCGTCCGCATTGACGGCCTCCAGCGCCCGGAGGTGATGCTTGGTGCGCGTCACGTGCGGCATGCGGCGCACCAGCGCCTCGCGACCCTCGCGGGCGAGCACCACGGCCTGCCACGGCAGCGCTTCGACCCGGCGCGCGATCGTTGCGTAGCTCGGCAGCCGCCAGCCGCTGCGTTGGGCTGCGTCACGCAGCCGGCGGTAGCACGCCCGCAGCGCGGGCTGCTCTGGCCGCAGGTAGTCGGCGAGCAAGGCGTCCCAGGCTGCGGGATCGATCTGCGCCTCCTCGGCGCGTCCTGCCCACCGCGGGGCGAGCAGCGGGAGGTAGTCGGACGGGTGTGCGGCGCAGCATCCAGGGTTGCTTCCGTCGCCGTACCACCAGCGTCGCAGGGTCGGCTCTGGCACGCCGAGCACGCGCGCGGTCTCGCGCAGCGCCTGCCGCGCCGTGATGCCCGTGTCGAGGAGCCGGCGCACAGCCTGCATGGCCGGCAGCCGGCGGCGGGCTGTGTCCTTGATGTCCTGAGTGCGTGAGTCGTACCACCGCCACAGGGCCGCGCGCTCGTCATCGGTGAGCGCTGCGGGAGCCGCCGCCGCTGGCTGCTGGAAAACGTCCCCAGACGGCGGCAGGCCGCCTGGGGACGAAACCGGCCGCATGGGGCCGGACGAGGAGACACTGTGGAGGATGACTTTCGCCTGCACGTCGGCAGGCAGGCCATCTAGACGGTACAGACGCCGTCGTCCGCCGCGGCAGCGCTCTTCGGTGTATGGCCAGCATTCACGGGAGGCGCGCCGCTCGACGCTGCGCTTGGCGCAGCCGAGCGCCTGCGCTACGGCCTCGAGTGCGACGATGTTATTCAATCGACTACCCCCTCCTTGAGGCCGAGCAGCACCGCGGCTCGATGCGCCTGCCCGTAGCGCCCACGGAACCTGCCACGCAGTAGCTCGTAGACGACACGCTCGCTGATGCCATTGGCGCGGGACCATGACCTGATCGTGATGCCGCGGCGCGTGAACTCGGCCCTCACCTCCTCGGGGGTCTTGCGCTTGTTCACTTGGCGCATGTGTGGTGTAAGGTTGCGTAATAGTGTGTAGTCTGTGTTAGTCGATTGACTATGTCAAGCGTCGATCGACAACGCACTGGCGTGTCGCACTTTCGTGCCAGCCTGTTGGTCCCGGGTTTCAAACTTATGGCTGACGAATCAATGACTTGCGCGAAGTGCGACGCGTTTTTCGTTGTCGCGCTTTCGTGTCGCACTTTCCTGGCCTAAGTGCGACATGGACATCGGTGGCCGGCTAAAGGCTTTGCGTGACGCCCTCGGGTTGACGCAGGCGCAATTCGCAGCGCGCATCGGCTTGCCGAAGGCGACTTTGGTGGGGTACGAGGTCGGCCAACGCAAGCCAGGAGCCGATGCATTGGCCGCGATCAGCAGGTCAGGCGTCAACATGACCTGGCTGCTCACCGGCGAGGGTGATATGTTTGCTCGAAGCTCGCCGCGCGAATCGGCAGAAGATGCGCGGCCTTCAGGCACGCAGCTCCTGCCGAGATCGCATCCGCGCGCAAAGCGCTGGGATCACCTGATTCGCCTCGTCGAGCAGCTCGAGGACGAGGAGCGGCGCGATGCCGTGTTGTCGGAATTGTTCGCGCGCGCTCAGGATGCAGCTCAGATAGACGAGCTGCAGCGGGCCGTCCGCGAGCTGCGCGCGGCCAGGGGCAGATGAAGGCGGTTCAAACGCCGCTCAAAGGGTTTCGGCACCGGCGTCACGTGTCTCAAATCAAGTGAGACAAACGGCCTTTTCGGCCGGTCGAGAGGACGGTGTCTCAAATCTGGCGAGTCTGTGGATAACTGGC